TATGAGGATCTCACATTGGCAAACGCCCTTAGAGATCCAACATGTAGATACTTGACAGTACCTGACTGTACGACTGCCAACTTCTCTCCTATTAGTAGAAAAGATCCCTCCTCAAAGGGTTGCACATAGTGCTTACCTTCAGAGGTTTTTCCACCTGTAAGCTCAAGTAAATACTTGTATAGCCTAGAGGTTACTAAGGGACAAATGGCCGCTAAATCGTCACCCATAATAGCACATAACTCGTTAAAGTGTTTGTCTATTATGGTTCTTGATAATCTTGATCTAGAATTTTCTAAGAACAGATATATCATGAAATTGACATTAGATCTAATCCTACATTCTTCCTCCTCTTTGAGAATCCTCTGAGAGTTGAGAAGAATAAGCAGCTTATAGAAGCAATGCTCAGAAAAGACAATCTTTGTAAGGGCCCAAGCTAATCTAAATAGAGTATAATTATACAAATTTAGATGAAACCAGCTTGGTGCAGTCCCCATAAGATTTCCTCTGAATGATGTTATGCAAGTCGATCTCATATAATTGGTATATTCCAATTTCTGAGGACCTGATAAACTTCTCCACGCAGCCCAATTTGGGTTGTTGGATTGTCGTTCAGTCATAATCGATTCCATAGTATCATTCGCACCTTCAACAACGTTAAAAGGTAGGAAATCAGTTGCGCTTTTGAGGTCAGATGACATCATGACCCATGGTGCGTAATACCTAGCAGAGTCACCCTTAGTCCAATCGACGTGGGGTAACTGATCAAACCATTTTTCAACTCCGTCAGGCATAATAGCCCACTTTGTTGGAATAGCGGTAAGAACTGTTCGGTATAATACACCTCGCACAACGTGTGCCAAAGACTGTATCTTGGCAGAAGAAGTAGAAACAACTCTGACTTTAAAGCCACCTCTATCAGGAACACATATAATTTTGTTACCAGGTTCAATGATCCTGGGAAACTTATATTTATGTATATCCCAACAAGGGGCATCCGGCCATAAGTCTTCAATGATCGCATCAGCTATTGCGGATTTCCGTGTAGCTACTTGATCAACGGTGGAGAAATTTCTACCACCACTTCTATGCCATGCAACGGATTTAATTTCTGAGCGCATACCACCTTCCTTTATTCCTCTTTCGTAGCAAGAAGAAGCAGATGCCTCGAATCCGACAGCATCTATTCCCTCAAATTGATCTTCATGAAGATCATTACGAATGAATTCATTTAAGCTTTTGACAATATTGTCTGGCGCTTGAAATTCAC